TTCTAATCTTCCATATGCAAGCAGGACTTACTCTAAACATAAGAGCTAAGGCTTCGTCAGTAAAATAGTTTAATTTACATTTTATTTCCGTGACAAGAGTTTCCGTTAATTTTGCAGAATGTTGAGTTGAACCTCTAGGGGTATTTTTTAATTGTTTTTCCTTCATCTCTTTTGTGATTACATGATTTAAATTACTGAGTCTATTTCTTTCTTTGTATTCTTCTGTGTGCTTTTTACCAATCCAAGGAAAGGGTTTTATTTTATACAATTCTTTTTTAGATAAGCTAATTTTTCTCTTTGTTTCTTCTGAAAATACAAATCCCCCATCGCCACCGCTAGTTAGATTAAATCCTTTCGGATGAAGAGAGTTTAGTTTATTTATATAGAATTGCTCTAGTTCATTTAATTCATCATAGGAGCATACTTCAACAACATAAAAAACAAATGCGTCTGAGCCGTGATAGTTCCAAGAATTCTGGAGATGCTTGTTTGGATGTTTGTTTATTTTTAGGTTTTTCTTGTGACACTCGACTCTGCGATTTATATCTTTAGATTTACCTATGTATTTTGTATTGTTTTTTATGTTTTCAACACAGTATATACCGATAGTCATTTCTACCAGCCTCCAATTAATTTAATATTTAAATCGGCGTTATATATTCCAGATGTTGCCGTAATATTAATTGAGTCAGTTAAGAATTTCTTTAGATTTTTGACAGAGAAAGAATTTGCACCTATGACCGTATAAGTGTAGCTATCAGATGTAACCGTATTCGCATTTAAGCTGAAAGTAATTGCATCTGCCTGTTGTACATTATTTTTGTACAGATAAACACTATATGTCACAGTCTCGCCTTCATATACACTGTTTCTGTCTGGAGAAAATACTACTTGATAATTATCCACCGGAGTACCGCTTACTGTAACAGCACACGTATCCGATACCAATGAGTTTCCGGAAAGAGAACATGTTATAACACACGTTCCGGAAGAAACGAAAGTCACCAGACCTGTATTTGAAACGGTCGCTATAGCAGTATTGCTACTAAGCCACACAACATCTCTAGATACTGATACTCCATTTAATGTGACTGTATTTCTTAGTTGAACGCTTTGTCCGCTATCACCAGAAATACTTGCTTGATTCAGAGTAATAACATATATGTTCTCAAGTGAGTTGGCGATTCCGTTTGTGGTATCGTCAACTTGCAAGTTAACAAAATCTACAGATAGAGTCAGCTTCAATATCCCCGAAGTGGCATTGTCATCTGTGGTTTGATTGTTGAAGTTATTTATACCGCCACCTTCGACTCTGTAGGATGTCCAGTTATTCGGATTTCCAAACAAGAATCTTTGGTTAGGTTTAATTTTGTTAGTGTATTGGTTCAATTGAGCAGTACATCTCAATATACCAGAAGGTACTACCAAAGCAGAACCCGCAGTAGAATAGTCTCTGTTTTCTTCAATGGCATAACCTAGTGCGCAAGGCACTTCATATAGAGACCCATCAGAGTCAATCCATCTTAAGCGATTGTTGCATCTTCTAACTATAATAGTTTGAGCTAGGGTTTTTATTTTGTCTACGTTTGTAGTTATCCAATAGTTATCGTCAAACTTATACATTCTACCTAAGTTAACTGGATGATTCAGATTCTTGAAATATATTTTCTTGAAATCCATTTCTACATTATCACCAACACCTGCGTTTACCACATTTGTAATTCTAGCGTCAACGTTTTCGTATACACCAGAAGTCAAGAAGGTTTCTTGTTCTATGGTAAATACGTTGCTGGCATTGTAAAATTGGTCATTCAATGTATTCTGTACTAACTCTGTATAGGTAGTTTTCGGAGTTTTGTTGTTCACAGTTTGCCCTGCCAACATATATCTATATGTCATATTATTCCACCTTAAGGCACATAGAAGACGCCGTTATACCATGACGCCCAATCTGTTGTCGCCAGAGTATATTCCACTAATTGCTGTGAAAGCTCTTCCAATTCCCCCTGATAGGTCTTTCTTTTTTCCAGCATGTTATTGGCTTCTGCGAACGTCTTGAAATCTCTGTCCTGCACATGAAGGTTCATTTGGGTAATATCGTTGATTTCTTTTTTCAACCAATACTTCTTCATTAGCAGAGCCAAGATTTTTATATTTTCTGTAGAAAGGGTTTCTGTGAAAGTGCTACTTGTATAAGCCAGCGATTGATTGCAATTTTTAAAATCGCTGATTGCGGGAATAAGCCAGCCTGACAAGTAGATTTCGTAATCAGATACGGAGGCATTGTAAAGGGCAATCAGATTGTAGTCTTTTACGAACATGGAAAACTGGTCGTATATTTCATTAAACGATGTTGCCATAGATAATCCCTCCTTTCTTTTCTTTTATTTTTCTTCTTCTTCTTTCAAAGGAGTCATCAATTCCCTTGCATCATCTGCTTTCTTCTTTATGTCTATACCAGATTGACGTGATAACTGGTCTATCATATTCAAGTCTACAGAATTAGGGTCGTCTCGTACCAGACCCACAAGCATACCGATGACTATTTTCTGCTGTTCAGGATTACAGTTTTTATATAACTCCACAGCCTCTTTTGAACCAGCAAGGATGGACTCTATCTTCTCTTTAGTTAAGATTTTAGAGTATGTCTCTTGTAAACCGTGCGCACGAATAACTCTTTTATCAAGAATATAGAATAGTCCGTTTTCCATAAAACTTCTATAGGCTTCCATGATACTCAATAAATCTTGATATAGAATTTGTTTTCTTTGCGCAAATTTTTCAAATCTAACATTCTTACCTTGCCCGTTGCCTAATGTAGAAAGATTTAAAGGATAGTCAATTAACGAAATAACCGGAATCAATTCATCTAGAGGAATTTTTTCTTCCTTAATTTCTTCTGTCATATCGTCTGCTGACACAGCCTGCTTGCGTCTTTTCAATTCAGCTTCCAGTTCTTCTATAGATAGAGTACTCTGGACGAGGGTCTTACGTTTGTTTGCCACTGTATAATTTCTCCTGATTTTTTAGAATTATTTAAGAAAGCAGAGATGATTACAATAACCATCTCTGCTCTATGTTTTTGTTACGCTAAGGTGATAGTTCCAGCAACAGCGTTAGTTGCAACACCTACGCCCCAAGACTTAACCAAGTTGGCGTTTTGCATCAAGTTGGCATTCTTGTAGACATCATCGGTGTAAGCCATCATGCTACCTTCCAAAACAAGTTTGACAAGCTTCTGAGCAGAAGGTGAAATAATCCAAATTCTGCTGTCAGATAATTTCAAACCGAACGGAGTAGCCCAATCAGCCACTTGAGGAATAACCCCAAGGTCTACGCCTTGGAAATTGCGAATCCAACCAATCTTAACGAAATCGCTTTCCAAGTCATAGCGGTAGTTGGCATCCGCAGGCAAGATGTTAGCCAAGGCACGTTGAGTACCGATAGCAATTGCCTTTGCGCCGCCATTCCACGCTGTAACAGTCTGTGCAATACGCACAAATTCGCTCTGAGTGTATCCGGCAACACGAAGACCGGTGTTGGCAGTGTTGTCGATAGCATCCATTGCTGTGTAGAATGCGTTGTATACATCCACAGTAACTTGAGACTCAAGAGACTTAACAGCCTTGGCTACGAAATCAGCCAAAGACTCTTTACCTGACAAAACTCTGTAAAGAGAAACGCTCACGGCAATTTGACGAGGCTCAGGAACAATTGTTACCTGACCTTGGAACTGCTTGTGAAGTTCTGTGGTTCTCTTGGCACGACCAACCTTAGATACTGCGAACAGGTCTCTTGCTTTCACATCGAAAGCGGCAGAATCGCCCCAACCAATCGAACGAACATCAGAATAGAATCCGATAGAGTCGATGATTGTCTGAGGAAGAATCATGTCAATAAGAGCCGATACGACAGCGAAGGTTGCCCATCTAAGGGTTGGGTGACCGCTCCAAGTTTCAAGAGGGAAGTCGTTGATGTTACCGATTCCGGCAACACGCAAGATTTCTTTCTTTACTGCTTGATTGATTTTCTCTTCTTTTTGTGAGAAGGTTAGTTCTACAACTTGTCCTTCGGGAGTTGTACTTGTCTTCTGGTATTCCAATCCTTTTGCTCCATTGTTAGAGCGATAGTGATTGTAATAGTCAGCGAACATGTTGTATACGCCCAAGTTTGCTTCGCCACCAGCGAAGTTGATTACGTGAGTAGGGATTTTATTCATAGTTATTTAATTCCTCCTAATTGTTTATCTTACAGACCAACAACAGCGAACTTGTAAGCAGTAACTCTCTGAGAGTTAATTCCGCCATCCGCGATTGAGATGTAAGTTGTTTCCAAGAGCTTCATCGAGAATACTGATGCTGTTTGTGTAGCACCCCATACAGGTTTCAATCCGCCTGTTGTATCGGTAGCATTTACAAACGTGTTTGTTGACTTAGTGCCAGCCAAACCGTCTGCTGTCATTGTGATAATGTCGCCAAGCTGAGGCTTGAATACACTAAACACATTTCCGGCAAGATTGTAGAAGTTTCTTGGGTCAGGATTCAAACCCTTGTATTCAGAACTTCCGGAAACTGTAAGAACCACTTCTGGTTCTCCTGCCATCCACAAACCAGTCAAACCAGCGGCAGTGGAAGGAACAACTGCAGTCCATACTTCCC